AGCTGACCCGTTCGCTGACCACATCCGGTGCTGGGCTTGCGGGTCCCGATGGAACAAGAATGAGTGGCTACTGCTTGGATCGGTCTTGAACGAATCCGACTAGATGAAATAGCGCTGAGCCGCCACCCGCAGGGGGTGGCGGCTCAACTGTGCTCGGATCAGGAACAGTCGGGGCAAAGCCTAGAGTCGTCGTCAGCCGGAACTGGAATGACGCGGCACTCAACGCACGGGACGTACACGTTGTCGAAAGCCGAGTGGCTCGCGCAGAAGTTCATGTCGTCGTAGGTGTGGATGGCGTCCGCCGGTTCGCCTTCAGGTCCGGCTGCGCACCCTCGCTGGTGCTCGTCCCCCTTGCACCTGACGTCGTCAGCGGCGAATCGCAGGTCCTGGGCGATGATGCGGTAGTCCACGATGGGTTCCTCTCGATCGGTGTACCACTATTTTAACATGCGACTTGCCTGTTGCGCAAGTATCTATGGCTGGTGTGATGAATACCACGTTGCTGCCATTGTCAAAACGACAAGTCTTATGGTAAAATGGTAATTCCGACTTAGACATGCATCGACCCCGGCCGGGGGACACCAACCGGGGTCGATTAATCCAACGAGGAGCGTCGTGGACACTAACCATTCTACCCCAGAAGACCCCGCCAGCGCTAGTACCTTGCTCACTGAGGTCAGGGCCAGGAGCGTTCACGCTGACGACCGGCTCGACCGCAAGTTCCGTAAGCGTCAGCTTGCCCGCAAGGACTCGGACGAGGATCTTGCTCTTAAGCTTAAGCGCAAGGAGCAGAACCGCGCGCGTCGGGCTGCTCGACGTTCGCAGCAGCGGTCGGCTGTCAAGAGGTTCCTCAACAACCTGTTCCGCGCAGTGATCGTAGTCGGGCCGATTCTGGCTCCGATGTCGGTCGCATGGACCGGTCAGGCCGCGTTCGCCATGAAGACGTTGCAGTGGCCGTTCATTGGCGGCATTTTGTACGCCGCTGCGTACGAGCTTACCGCCGTGTTCTGCGCGTGGATGGCTCACGAATCGCGCAAGGACGGCGACAAGGGAACCGAGTACCGACTGGCAACGTGGCTGTTCGCTTCGGGCGCAGCGACACAGCAGTGGTGGCACTACGCCGATAACTGGTCGGCAACGCCTCGGGCAGTGACGTTTGCGTCGATGACCATGATCGGTCTGGCCGTGTGGGAGCTGTTCGCCCGTCTGCTGTACCGACGCAAGCTGAGGGACAAGGGTCTGATCAGCAAGCCTCGACCCCGGATCGGTCTGATCCGCTGGTTCAGGTATCCCCGGACCTCCTGGGATGCCTGGAGCTTGATCATCCTGAAGGGGTACGAGACGCTGGATCGTGCGTGGTCTGAGGCGGATAAGCTCCGGACCAAGCGGATCTCGGGCCGTGAAGAGCGCAGGTCCGCCCGCGCCAACCAGGCGCGACCCCGGATCTCGCGGCGGTCCGGCCGGACCACACCGGACCAGCCCGGACCGCGCCCGGATCTCACGGCGGACCGCCAGCCGGACCAGCGGATCTCGCAGACCGGATCGGGCCAGCCCACTCCCCAGATCCGGGCGCGGTCCGAGGAGCCCAAGGCGCTGCCTGCGGCTGGCGATCCGGATCTCGGCAGCGGATCGGACACGGTCGGTCCGGACCGACCGGCAGACCAGGACGGATCTGGGGCGGATCTCGTGCCCGAGGGGCTGGAGATCGAGGCTGTTAACAACCTCCTCGCACGAGGCGAGCGGATCAACCGGGGCAACGTCGCCCAGGAAGTCCGCAGTCTGGGAGGCACCATCGCGACCAAGCGCGCGGCTGAGGTGGCCGCGTGGGCACGTGGGAGGGGTGGCGGTCAGCAGCTGAAGGCTGTTTGATCGGGCGGGGATTACGGCCAGTTACTGTCACTGTAGCTGTCGCTGGCCGTAATCCCCCCTCCGGCCGGAATCGTGGCCGGTCAGATAGCATCTGGAGTAATTACAGTTACAGTGACAGTTACACTTTACAATCACAGGAGGTGACTAATGAACGGTAACCAGGATCAGCAGACGATCGAAGTACCTGCCAGCGTTAAGACCGCGAAGCCCACGGACGGCCACGGGAGCGCCTCTGGGGCTGCTCCGGCCACCCGGGGCCAGGGTGCCAGCGGGAAGCCGCAGGATACCCCGTCCCGCCGCTCCCGGCGCACCAAGAAGGAGGGAGTACCGGCGGCACCGGCCGCAGTGGCAGGGGTAGACACCCTGGCCATGAGTGCTGCTCAGCTTGGACCGTATCCGACCGCAGCGGTTGCAGGTGCTGCCGTGCTGGCAGGTGCTGCCGCCCTGGTCCGGCGCAGGTCCAGGCGTGGTCCGGATCTCGGACGGTCTGGGACGATCCGGACCGGCTCCGGGTCAACAGGTCTGGGGTCCGGATCTCGACGGTCTGGATCGGGCTACAACAATCCGGGGTCCGGATCTCGGGGGCGGTCGGGCAGCGGTCCAAGCACGTCAACTGGCCGGACCACCAGCGGATCGGGCGGATCTCGGTCCGGTCTGGCCGGATCTCGGTCCGGATCTGCGGTCCGGCCGGATCGTGGTCCGGGGCGGTCCGGATCTGGCCGGTCTGGTCTGCTGGGGCGGATCTCGGACCGGCGGTCCGGATCTGGCAGCGCGGGTTCACGACGGTCCGGACCAAGCCGGATCGGTCAGACCATGCGGTCCGGCGGTCGGGGAGTAGCAAACGCGGGTCGGGCTGTGCGGTCTGGCGGTCGGGGGGTCGGTCGAGCCACTCAACGTGCTTGGCAGTCTCGGGCGGCTCGAGCAACTCGATCAGGCATAACACGGTCGCTTCGCAAAGGTCGCGGTGTTGCGCTGCCCGTAGCAGCGGTGTTGGCTCGAGGCGCGTGGGCCGCGTTGCAGGGTAAGTCCCGGTCGGAGATCCGCAGGGCGATGGGGGAGACCTGGCGTCGGCTGAGGGCCAAATACGCCAGGCGCAGTAAACACGCCAAGAAAAAGAAGGACGACAACAGCACAAACGTTCCGGGTAGCACCGTCAACAAGCCCGTGAACGCAGTAACGCTAGGCAAGAAAGATAGCGCCAACGCACCGACAGGAGATTTCGACATGCGACAGGCACAGTTCATCGACGCGGCAGCTGAAATGCTGGGTGCTGCGCTCAGCTATCAGCCCGAATCAATGGTTCAGGTCGGCAACGACTTCGCCAAGATGCCGCAGGCGTTCCAGAACATCGCGAACGCCATGAAGCACATGGCGCAGCGCGCCAACGACGATGACCCGATCCACCCCGTGATCCTCGATCAGATGGGCGTGGTATACACGCACCTTCAGGCGGCTGCGGACGCGGCAGGCGAGCTGGCACCCGCGTTCGAGAAGCTGCACCACGTGGACCTCGAGCGCATCCGCAACCCGCGCCGCAACGAGCAGAAGTGGGACTTCGAGTCCAACCGCAGCGCCTAACAGCAAACAACACGAAGGAGGTTAATGCTATGAAGGGCAAGGCAATCGACTGGGAGCACGGCCATTCTCCCATGTCGGCCACGGTCAACGCGGGTTACACTGCGTTGACCGTGGCTGCGGTCGGGCACCAGACGGGCTTGCCCGCCACTTGGGCCATGACCGCCGCAGCAGTCGGCGCGGCAGGGTCCGCGATTTCAGGGGCTGCACGGGAGCTGACCAAGGGGTCGATCGCTCTGCGCGCGGCTTCTTGGTTGGCGGGGGGTGCGTGGGTGTCCCATGTGCTGGTCAGCGATTCCGTGTGGAGCTGGAGCAACATGGGGTCGCTGCTGGTGCTAGCGAGCGGGTTTGGCGCTACCGCTGGTGCGATGTCCATTCGTAAACGTCGGGCGGACAACCGTAAGCGAGAACTTGATGCGGCAGCCGAGCGTGTCAAGTCAGCCAGCGAGTGGTCCGCCCGGCTGGCTCGAGTGTGTCAGGTCAACGACGCTGAGGTCATCAACGTCGAGAAGTGGCAGGACTCGGAAGGCAACGACACCGACACGGGTTACACCCTCGAGGTCAAGCTGCCTAAGGGCGGTGCCAGCTGGCGAACCGTTGCCGGATACTCGGAAGCGTTGGCAGCCGATGCCGACTTGCCGGAGGGCTGCGGCGTTGAGGTTTGCAGCGGTGCAAGCCGAGGAGTCTGCCTGATCAAGGTCTCGACTGTTAATGCACTGTTCGAGACCATCGACTTGCCCAAGGACGCCACCCCCCTGGATTTCACCCAGGACTTCGACATCGGTGCGCACCGGGACCGGACGCTTGCCATGGTCAACATGCGCGAGAATTCCGGCATTTTGGCTGGCGAGAAGAGGTCCGGCAAGACCAACCAGCTCCAGGCGTTCATTACGCGATTCGTTCGCATGCATAACCTGCTGGTGTGGGTCATTGACTACAACGGCGGAGGTGTGGCGCTGCCGTGGATTCAGGCGTGGGAGGAGCTTGGCCGACCGGGACGACCTCCGATCGACTGGGTGGCCGACAACGACCAGGAAGTCGAAGCCATGGTTGGTGCTGCTGTTCGCATTGCTAAGGCCCGTAAGCTTCAGTACCAGCGGCACATGCGCGACAACAACACCGACTTGTTGCCGCTGACCCCGGAGATTCCGGGTGTCATGATCGTCACCGACGAGGGAGCGGAGCTGCTCGGCGACCCCAAGAAGAAGCACATTTCAGGGCCATTCGTCGAGATCCTGCGCATCGCGGGTGCGGTCGGCGTCAACGAGCTGTCGTGCTTCCTACGGGCGACGTCAGACGCCACGGGCGACCCGATGGTCAAGCAGCAGTCGCGAATGCGGGTCGGGATGCGCATGGCTGACGAGGCCGAGATTTCGTACCTGTTCGGCTGGAAGGCCAAGGTCGGTCCCGAGGACATGCCCGAAAAGGGGTTCGGCGCGGTGACCATGGACCCCAACCAGCAGCCCAGTATCTTCAAGGGCTATCGGGTGTTGCCGAGCGACATCAACTGGATGGTAGAAAACACCAGCGAAATTCGACCGGAACTGGACAAAATCTCGACCCAAGCAGCTGGCGATGTTTACCGCACTCGGTGGGCGGAAGATCGGGGCGGAAAGTTGCTGTCGGGTGAACCGGTGCCGGTGGCAACCGTGGACCTGAAGAAAGAGGAGCACAAAGTGAGTAGTGAGCCCTGGGGGTCTAACCTGGACCCTGATATGGTCAAGCGGAACCTTCGACAGTCGATTGAGGACGCAGGCGGTCCGACTGTCCAGGAGCAGGACGACTTCGAGCGCGTGCTCAAGGACGCTGGGGTTACTGACCCCAACGATCCCTCCTCGTGGCCGGATGCCAATCGGCCGGACCGTGAGGAGCCAGACAACGTTTCCCCCGTCGATGAGGCGGACGACGACACAAGGTCGATCGTGTTCGGGTTCGTAAAGTCGATGAGCCCTGGCGGGGTGTCCGTCCAAGAGATCATCGACGCGTTGGCCAAGCTGCGCCCGGACGCCGCTCCCCCCACACGTCAGACCATCACTCGGTGGCTCAGCGACGACGACCGTATCTGGAAGCCGACCGGGTACAAGAAGTACGCCGTGAAGCCTGAGGAGGACCGATGACCGAGTTCGCCGTTCTGTTCATAACCTGGTTCGTCGCCCACACGGTCGGCGATCACTGGGTACAGTCGAGCAGCCAATCGAAGCGCAAAGGTCAGCGCAACCGAGACGGCGTTAAGGCGTGTTCCGCGCACGTCGCGTCGTTGACCGCAACCAAGGTCGTGTTTACCGCTGTTGCGTGGGTCGCGCTCGACCTGGGGCTGACACCGGGGGTGGTGGCGCTGGCCATGGCCCTTGATGCTGGTTCGCACTACTGGGCCGATCGCCGGTACACGCTGGCGCGGCTGGCCGACAAAGTCGGTAAGGGTGAATTTTATCGTCTCGGGTCGAACACCGTGAACGCTGAAGGTGAGCAGGCGTTCCACATCGGCACGGGTGCCTACGCACTCGACCAGGCGTGGCACCACGCGTGGCTGTTTATCGCCGCACTCGTCGCCGTGTCGTTCTGACCACGCACACTGAAGACCCCGCCGGTTTTGACCGGCGGGGTCTTCTTGCTGTCTCAGAAACCGCCGAAGAACGATGCTCGACGCTCGTCCTCTTCGACCTCCCACCGGTACTGGTCGTTGGTCTCGTAAGCCCGCTCGATGGCCATTTCCGCGCGACACTCGTCCTCAGCCTGGTCCGCTTCCTGCTGAAGCTGCTGCGCCAGATCGACGGTCTCAGCCGTGATCCCTTCCAGCTCCTCGGCGAACAGGGTGTCAACCGCCTCGACAGTCGGGCCGTCCAGCTCGCGAATGAACAGCGATGCCTTAGGGCGCTCCGGGTGGTTGGGGACGTCCGACAGGAACTCCCGGCAGGACGCGTAGCCGCTGGCGCCGCAGAATCCGCAACGGCCGGTGGGGTACTGGTTCATCTCAAGACCTCCTCGTCGGGGGCTGTCTGCCCCGTCTACGACAATTTTAACATGGGCGTTGCGATTGACGCAAGTAGGTTAGACGAGTTCGCATCGGTTGGGGCAGCTGATCTCCCCGTTTTCTTCGTCCTCGTCGTAGACCTCGCCGCAGTCGGGGCACGAGTCGTCATCGCCGAACAAGTCCTCGTGCAGCGCCAAGAAAGGCTCGACCGTGGACGCGCCGTTGGGCCATTCGATCTTGTACAGCCACTCACGCGCAAAACAATCGAACCAACGCGAACGGACAACGCCCCGTCTGCCGCTGTCACGGGCTATGACCTTGGAACCCGGTTCGATCATGGTCTGACTTCTTTCTTGGGTGCGCGCGGAGGGGGGGGGAAAGGGCGCCCCCCACCAGAGGTGCAGGGCGCCCGGCGGGTACGGGTTCAGCATCCTGCCGCAGTTCGAGCAGTAAGTGTTGCTCGGGTCGTTGGCGGTGCCGCAGCTCGAGCAATAAGTCGGCCCCGGGGTGCTGGCCGGACACGCTGCCCGCTCAACCGCAAGCTTTACCTTCACAGTTCCTCCTCATCGGGCGGACGGGGTGCCCGCCGTCTATGACAATTTTACCACGTGACTTGCTCTGTGCGCAAGTAGGGCGAGCAGCGCGGGAAAAAACGAACGGGCGCGCAAAAAATCACGCGTTGACCCGTAGCACAAGATCAGACCAATGTGGGGCACGCCACACGGCCGACGTGCTGGACGGACTTGCGTGTTGGGCAAGCAGATGGTAAAATTGTATTTAGAGGTTGAGGGAAAGCCCAAGACCACACACCGAAGGAGCCCAAAATGAACACCACCGCCACCGCCCAGGTTTCCGTCCCCACCGCTCCGAAGACCTGCGAGTGCGGCGACTACGTGAACGCCGAGACCGGCGCCCGGATCGCCTGCCAGCGCAGCACCACCCGCGCTTTTGCCCCCGGCCACGACGCCAAGCTGAAGGGATTCCTGATCCGGACCGGCGCGCAGGGTCACAAGGTCCACGCGATCGACGCCGAGGGTAACGTTACCGTCCTCACGGCTGTCCAGGCGGCCGACCGGTACGGGTTCGGCTGGATGGTCGCGAAGGGCATCAAGGCCGCTGGGGACCGCGAGTTCTCCCAGACGCTGCGCCAGGTCCGCAAGGACGCCAAGAAGACCCACGAGACCCCCAAGGAGGTTTCGTGCAAGGTCGGTCGGTGGGTTTACGAGGGCAAGATCGTGGACAGCCCGATGCACGGCGAGCAGTTCACTTACACGAACAAGCAGGGCGTGCAGGTCACGACCACCAAGTTCACCCGGGTCTGACGGCCCGGCGGGGTCGGGGGCTGGCCGATCGCCAGCCCCCGACCCTTGCGCACAGAGCAAGGGTGTGGTTTGATGGGGTCAACGGAAACGAAAGGACCTGGAGTCATGAAGCGCAGCAACGACGGGCTGATGGTCGGGCCGAACGGACCTGAAGACCGCGCTCGGGCGATTCGTCGACTGGAGGCGTGGCACCGCGTGTGGGAGATCAAAAACCGCGAGCGGCTGACGCACCCGACATTCGCCAACGAGCACGAAGTTACCCACGATCACCAGTGGGCATTCGCCGAGGTGTTGACGAACCGGGGAAGTTTCGTGGACCTGTGCGGCTGCTGTGGGGTGTTTCGGAGGCACGTGGACGGAACGCCCAGCGAAATAGAAAAGAACCGAACCAAATAACACAACCGGGAGCGGTAGCGCCCTGGAACGGAGAGCAGCAGCCATGCGAGTCAATCAGCGAGTTAGCGTCGTCGGCCGGTCGGGCAAGGTCGTGCGCGTCGGACGGAAGCGGCAGGGCGGTGCGTGGGTCGGCCGTCTGTGGGTCAGGTACGACGACACGGGAGCGGTTCGCCGCGCCATGGTCCGGAACACCGCGACGGGCGTGTGACATACACCACACGGCAATGCGCACTTTGGGACTTGCGCGTTTGGCAAGGCGCATGATAAAATGGTTTTACCAGGTCGGGGGCAGAGCCCCTGGGCCGCAGACAACGAGGAGACTGAAAATGGCGAACACCGACAAGACCCCGTGCGAGTGCAGCAAGTTCGACGCCGTGGACAGCGGGCAGCTCACCGAAGCCAACCTGGAGAGCGGCGACTACGAGACCTTCGACACCGGCTGCCAGGCCGAGACCGGCCGCACCTTCGCTCCGGGTCATGACGCCCGGCTGAAGAGCCACCTCATCAAGTGGGGTTCGCAGGGTCTGGAGGTCGCCCGGATGGAAGGTGGCATGCGGGTTTCTTCCGACGCGCAGGACTGGGCCAACAAGTACGGGTTCGGTCACATGGTGTCGGCGGGCATCGCTAAGGCCACGGAGAAGGCGAAGGCCAAGGCAACTCGCAACGCGGCCCGTGCCGCCAAGAAGACCGCGAGTGCCGAGCGTAATCTGGCCAAGGCGGCTGGTGTCATCACCGCTGACGAAGACACCACGCACGACGGGAACGCGGCACGCAAGGCACGTGAAGCGAAGGGCCTGGCCGAGATCGTCGCCGCTGAGGAAGCCGCGCACGCCGAGGCCGAGCGCGCCAGCCGACCGGAGCCCGAGTGGGACGACTCGGACACCAACACGGTGGACCTGACCGGCAAGCCGGAGGTCATCGCCAAGGTCGGGCGCTGGGAGTACAAGGGCGTTGTCGCCGACAATGGCACCCTGTACTACCTGGCCAAGGACGGCCACACCCGCAAGGAGGCCGTTTCCGGCAAGTTCGTCGTGGTCCGCGAGATCTGAGACCTCCCCCGTCGTGAGCCCCCGGGATGCCACCCGGGGGCTCCGGCGCGCCCGGGGGCTGGCAATACCACCACGCCAGCGAGAGGCCACGGAAGACCCCACGAAAGCTCTCACCAGCGAACTTGCGTCAACCGCAAGACGTATGTTAAAATAGAACCAGAACGCAGGGGATCAGCCCCCGCGACGACGACGGGATTTTGGCGATGTCGCTTCCTCCTTACCTCCCCGCTCCGGCCATCGGCTCTCTGGTGACCGTTCCGACCGACGCTAAGTTCTGCTACTGCTGCGCCCGGTACCGGGGATGGGTTGGCGTCGTGATTGGGGTTCAGCGCGACATTAGGTCGGGTAGGGTTCTGTCGGTTTCGTGCCAATGGTACGACGACATGTGGCGTCGGGTTGCTAACGACCTGGTCGGTATCGGCCACGTCGCGTCGTGGGTGCCGACCTCGCAGCGGTGATCCCCCCGGGGCGGTGGCGTCGGCTGCCGCCCCGGTTACTTGCGCAACCGACAAGCGATGTGGTAAAATTGTCGTAGACGGGGTGGGTTGGCCGCCCCGGACCGGGAGGACACGAAATGGTCGCAACGCCCAAGTGGACGCAGCCCATCAACTTCGACGGCCAGGTTACCGGCCAGACGGCCCAGGTTATCAAGCAGGTCGCCGAAGACCGGGGGCTGACCCCGCAGCAGATCTTGGCCGAGCTTCTCCACGAGGCTATCAACGGGCGCGGATACGGCAACCCGGGTCGGACCGAGGTCGATGTAAAGGTCGAGCCCATGACGATCAACACGGGCAACGGCGGGTTTCATGTCGTCACCGTGGTCGCCGACGGGTATGGGTCGCTGCTGGCCGAGAACTCAGCAGGCGAGGAGCGCGCCCGGGTCAAGATCGCGACGGACGGGACGGACGACGACCCCGTCGACCCGCAGACCGATCTTGTTCGCATCATGCGGGCTTTTCACGCCCAGGCCGAAAGCGAGCGCAACAGCTCCTGATTAGACTCAACCCGATGCCCTCCGGTTTTCGCCGGGGGGCATCGGCGTGTGCGTGTAACGAAGACCACGCAGATCTACTTGCGCAAACCGCAAGAATGTGATTTAATAGAATTAGACAGGGCGGGAAGGCCGCCCCCAAGTCGAGGAGCTTGAGATGGAAAAGGGCCAGATCGTCAGTCTTCAGGTAGACGGCCAGCAGGTGTACGGGTGGATTCGCACCGCACCGGCCGTCACGCCTAGCGGTGAGGTCGTCAGCGTGGAGCTGCTCCCCGATTTCGTGCACCTGCTGCCGACCGGCTGGACCGACGCGGCGGTTTCGGATCTCGCCCCCGCCACCCCTTGCGCGTGCGCTCAGCTTGGGTACCGCCGCGAGGGTCGCGTTTTCACCACCGGCTGCGACTTCAGCCGCAAGCCGTCGAAGGGCCGGAAGTTCCTGCCGGGTCACGACGCCAAGGCCAAGGGCTTCCTGATCAAGGCTTGGGGACACGGGCCGATGTTCGGCGGGTGGGAACACAGCATCGACGCCGCGCAGAGCGTGGGCGGAGACAAGATCTCGGCGCAGGTGGCGGAGGGCATCAGCAGGGACCAGGAGAAGTTCCGGCAGCGCACCCTCAGCCGCCGCAAGGGCGCGCAGGTTGAGCGAACTGAATTCCCGGCTACCCGCGAGGATGACCTGACTCCGGCGCAGCGGTTGCAGCGCAAGCACAAGGTCACCGACCCCATGATGCGCGCGCTGGCGCACGCGCTCACCCAGTACGACGGTATCGTCGGTGGTCACACCGGAACTGTTGTGGCGATGCAGCGGCGCGGGCTGGTCGAAGCAGGCGGCAGGCACGTCACCCGCCTTGGTCGCGAGGTCATGGACTACGACCTGGAGCCCGAGAAGCCGGTCTGCCGTCCCGCCGACGATTACAGGTCCCCCGGTGTCTACTCTGAGCACCGGCCCCGGTGGAATAACGGATCGGACAACTACAGCTGCGGCCGTTGCGGCGAAGAGATCGGCGAACACTGACACACCGACCGGGGTGCGGCCGGTTGCCGCACCCCGGCAAACTCCAGGAAGGAACAAGCCCATGTCCGTCGAGTTCATCTGGCACGCGGAAGTCAGTGTCAATAACGAATACGGGGAGCTTAGTCTGTACCATGTGAACAACTCGGCGTATGTGACCGATGGTACGTTCACCGACGAGAGCGTGCAGACTTCGTGCTTCGACTGGATCGTCAACCAGCTGGATGTTGACCCCGGGCAGGTGGCGGTGGTCAATTTCACGTGGTCGTCAATGCCTCGGATCGAGATAAACGCCTGATAAACGCAGGCAAAACGACAACTTGCGCACGACGCAATGAGCATGATAGACTTGAGCTGTAAGCAAGTCCACAGACGAGGAGCAAACATGGGAAGCGCCAGGGTAGGCGGCAAAGTGCTGGACGTCCTGAACCGGAAGCGTGGGTCGGACGTCACGTGTGAGGAGATCAGCCGAGCAACCGACCTGACCAGGGGTCAGGTTCAGGCTGCCGTCAACGGTCTGATCAAGCGTCAGGAACTGCCCATCACGGTGGTGCTGCGCGGTCAGGCGTGGAGGTACGAGACGGACGACGTGCGACCCAAGGTCAGCAAGCCGACGTCGGCCAAGACCGATGATCTGTTCGAGCGAATCGGCTCCACGCAGAACGGCGACGTCATCGTGAAGGGGATCGAGACCGAAGCGCTCTACCGCGTGGTGCGGCTCTGATCTCAGCTCGACAAGTGGCCCCCAACCGTTGAGGTTGGGGGCCACTTGACTGTTTGACAAGGCGCATGATACAATAGAAGCCGAGAGGAGGTGTTTTTCTTGAACCAACAGGAGCTTGACAACGTGCGCGACGACTTCGAGATGTTCCTTCAGTGGAGAGAACAGCAGTCAACGCGCGCTCCGGCGGTACGAACGGCCGGGAAAGTGAACCCGATCACCGGGCACGCGTCAACCTGCGTATGCCCGAAATGTCCCGGATGGTATGAGGCCAGGGTTAGTGCAGAGCAGAGCGCCAGCCCCAATCGGCGCGGTTCGGTGCTGCTCGATCAAGTCATTCCGGTGTGTCTGCTGCTGGCCATGGTCACCGTGTGCGGGCTGATCCTGATTCCGGTCATAGTGCCGTTGGTGGCCGTGTCAGCGATGATGATCGTGGCCGTAGCAGTCGTGTTTGTGGTGGCCGCCATCGTGATCGTGTGGGGTCTTCGGGTGGTACGCTCTGGGCTACCTGCTAACCGGCGTTGACGGCCCACTTGACACCGGGCCAGGGACGAAGTATACTAGGTGTCAGATGGAACAGCGGTGCGAGGGGCCGACCGATACAGGTCGGCCCCTGCGCATGCCCGGACTGGGAGCGAAATGAACCCGATCTGGATTAGTATCGACGAGGCTGTGTCGTGGACAGGACGACCCAAGGGGACCATCTGGCGATGGGCTTCAGAGGGTCGAGTCGAAAAGACAACCATCCGCAGCCGAACTCGATACAACTTGCGAGATCTGAACGCTAAGACCGCAGACGGTCCCGGAACGGCACCGCCGGTCAAGACTCAACAGGGGGTGGCGGCATGAGCAATCCTGCCGAGACCAACCCGCGCGACGGCTCCGGCCGGTTTATTTACACGATGGACGCCGCAGAGCGTGACGCTGAAGCCTGCCGGATGCGATCCAAGGGAACCACGTTCGCGGACATCGCTGACGCCCTGGGATACTCCGACGAGAGCCACGCCTACCGAGGTGTTCAGCGGACCATCAAGCGAATCATCCAAGAGCCTGCCGAGGAACTTCGAGCCATGGAGCTTGAGCGGCTCGATCGGATGTACGAGGTCGTGCACAAGGTTCTGGAACGTCAGCACCTGACCATCTCTCACGGCAAGATCATCTACCACGGAGAAACGCCGGTCGAAGACACCGGCCCGATCCTGTCCTCGATTGATCGGCTGCTGAAGATCCAGGAACGTCGAGCCAAGCTTCTTGGTCTGGACGCCGCGACCAAGACTCAGGTGTCTGGCGGGGTCAAGTACGAGGTCGTGGGTGTGGACATGTCCAAGCTTCGATGACCTCGACCCTTAACCATACGTACCATCCTTACGGCGCTGCTCTGGATTTGTTTCACTGTCGGTCGTCCGAGGTGTTGCTGGGCGGACCGGCGGGAACAGGTAAAAGTCGGGCGTGCCTCGAAAAACTGCATCTGCTGGCCTTGTCCAATCCGGGCATGCGCGGCTTGATCGTGCGCAAGACTCGAGAATCGTTGGGCTCAACGGCGCTGGTGACCTGGCGAGAACACGTCGTCAAAGAGGCGATAGACGCGGGCTTGGTTTGGTTTTACGGCGGCAGCGCCGAGCAGCCTCCGCAGTACCAGTACGCCAATGAGTCATCGATCGCCATTGGTGGCATGGACAAGGCCACCAAGATCATGTCGTCCGAATACGACGTGGCCTATGCTCAGGAAGCCATCGAGCTGACTGAGAACGACTGGGAGTCGATCACCACCCGCCTGCGTAACGGTCGGATCAGCTTCCAGCAACTTATGGCCGACACCAACCCGTCGATGCCTACTCACTGGCTCAAACAACGGTGTGATCGAGGCGACACCAAGCTGTTCGAGTCCAGGCACGAGGACAACCCGACGCTGTTCAAACCAGACGGCCGGATGACCGACGCAGGCCGAGAATACCTGCTAAAGCTGGAGAAACTTACCGGCGTCCGGTACCTGCGGTTGCGCAAGGGTCTATGGGTCGCTGCTGAAGGCTTGATCTACGAAGACTTCGATCCGGCAGTCCACGTCATTGACCGATTCCAGGTACCTTTGTCGTGGGATCGTTGGTGGTCCGTGGACTTTGGTTTTACCAACCCGTTTGTGCTACAGATGTGGGCCCGTGACCCGGACGGTCGGTTGTACCTGTATCGGGAGATCTACCAGACACGTGGGCTGGTCGAAGATCACGCCAAAAACGCGCTGGAGCAAGTGACCGGAAAGAACGGCGAGTGGCTGGAACCTCGACCCCGCGAGATCGTATGCGACCACGACGCCGAAGATCGAGCCACCCTTGAACGTTATTTGGGGATGAAGACCACCGCAGCGCGCAAGACCGTTAGCGATGGTCTGCAAGCGGTGCAGTCTCGAATCAAGCCAGCAGAGGACGGGTACGCCCGGATTTATGTTTGCCGAAATGCAGTGGTTCGACGAGACGCAGCACTAGCCGACGCCAAAAAGCCCACGTGCACCGAAGAGGAAATTCCGGGGTACGTCTGGGCGGACGCCAAGGGCAACAAAGAACACCCCGTCAAAGAGGACGACCACGGATGCGACGCCATGCGCTACGTGGTCGCGGAAGTGGACAACGTAGGCAAGTCAAGCGGAATCCAGGACGTGTCGGGGTACGAGTGGTAAAGGAGGTGCAGGCAAGTGGCGCTGTCGCCTTCTGAAGCCGAGGAAGCCGCCTCCGAGCTGTTCAACCTGCGGTCTAAGGATCGCCGACGACTGGAAAAGATCCGGGACTACTTGACCGGAGAACCTCGGTTGGTATGGCTGCCCATGGGGGCTCCGCGCGAGCTTCAGGCTCTGGCACAAATGGCCCGAGTCAACGTGATGAACCTAGTGGTCAAGTCGACCACGCAGCAGATGTTTGTGGACGGGTACACCTCGGAAGATGAAGTCGGCTCCGAGGTGATCTGGGGCATCTGGCAGCGCAACCGGTGGGACCGCAAGCAGATCGGTGTGCACAGGTCGGCCGGTAGCTACGGGTCAGCGTACGCCACGATCCTGCCGGGCGACAACGGCGTTCCGTTGCTTCGGCCTGTTAGTCCTCAGCGTATGACCACCGCATTCGGGTCCGACATGGACTGGCCTAGGTTCGGGCTGGAAGAGCGATCCGGCGGGCCATGGCGACTGTACGACGACGAGAACACGTACGACTTGCTGCGGTCTTCCACGGGTCGACGTACTGGGGGGACCAGTCGGGGCACGTCGTTTCAGTTCGTTCCCGGGTCCGACACGTCGCATGAGCAGGACGTCACCCCCATCGTCCGGTACGTATCGGATGAGGACCTTGACGACCCGGTTATAGGTGATGTTGAGCCGCTGTTCACGCTTCAGGATCAGATAAACTTGACGACGTTCCACCTGCTGGTAGCTCAGCACTACGGAGCGCACGGCCGAAAGATCATCATCGGCCGGATGGTCAAGGAACTGGAAGCCAAGTTGGTGAAGGCATCCGCCAACACCATGATGACCGTGAACGCGGAACCGGGCGACGTTCAGTTCGAAGAACTGAGCCAGACTCAGCTTGACGGGTTCCTTGAGTCCCGCCAAGCAGCGCTGCGCATGATGTCCGCCATCAGCCAAACTCCGGCAAATGAGCTTTTGGGAACGCTGGCCAACTTGGCAGCGGCTGCGCTGGTAGAAAACCGCGAATCCACGGCGCGCAAGGTGGCGGAACGCCAGATCATTTACGGCGAGTCTCACGAGCAGTTGTTGGGCCAGGCAGGCAACCTGATCGGGATAGATTTGGACCCGATGGCCCGTGTCAGGTGGAAGCCCACCCTCGATCAGCGGGCCATTCAGTTGGTTAGCATGCTGGGCGACATCGCCGACAAGCTGGGAGTCAACCCGCGCGCGCTGTGGGATCACCTTCCCTTCTCAGGAGCGGACATTGTCAAGTTGCATGAAGCGGCTTCGACCACAGACCAGCGTGTTGAATCCGATCAGTCGGAGTCAGAGACCGAGGAAGACGACGATGCCAGCGACTCGATCTCATTCGACTGACGCCGTAGAACGTCCTTGGGACGGACCGGCCGCAACCGCCGCAGCGCCCAATGACCCTGAGGTTCTACGATATATGCATGCTTGGACCGATCCTGACATGGACTCGGACGTCAAAGCTGCCTACAAGTTTCCGCATCACGCTCCCCGCGTCGGATCTCCTGCGGTATTACCGGCCGTGCGTAACGCACTAGCTAGGTTGTCGCAGGCCAGCATCCCGGCTGCTGATCGTGCTGCGGTTGAGCGCCATCTGCGGCGCCATCTGGAAGACGCCAGCGACTGAGCTGGGTCATGAACCCGGCACCGCAGGGTGCCTGATTAACGGGAGATAGCCGCATGGCTGACACCGAAGAGAACGAAGATCAGCAGGACGAGGCCACAGAGGATACTTCCGAGGGCACGGAAGACCAGGGTGGGGGCTCACAGATCGGTAGCGGCTCTCAGGGCGAGACGGACGCCACGGAGGGCCAGGACGACACCACCGGGGCGAGTGGCGATTCCCAGGCTGGCACCAGCAGTACCACGGGCGTGGACTGGAAGGCTATGGCCCGCAAGTGGGAGAAGCGAGCCAAGGCGAACGAGAAGTCAGCCCGCGAGAACGCCGACGCAGCCAAGCGTATCAAGGACGCTGAGCGCGCCGACAAGTCCGAAATGGAGCGGCTGGCCGAACAGGTGCAACAGCTCCAGAGCGAAAACGAGACCAATCGAGTTCGCGCCCTCCGATCTGACACCGCACGCAAGACGGGAGTTCCGGTCGAACTCCTGAGTGCCGAGACAGAGGAAGACTTGGCCGAGCAGGCGGAAGCCATCCTGGAATTTGCCAAGGCCAAGACTGAAGCCGATAAGGCCGCTCGGACTACCACCCGCACCAACGGCTCATCCAAGCCCAAGGAGAAGCTACGCAGCGGCTCCGCCAGCGGCGACAGCGGAATGTCGCGCGAGGACATCCTAAGCGCGGTTCTCGGAAAGAAACGACGCTAACCTTTCGGGCCGATGCCCGGAGGTCCTAACACAGAAAGCGAAACACCATGACCTTTGTGACATCGGCCAGCGTTTCTACGCTCGCCATCGACCTGCTCAGCGCTGAACTCAGCCTGACGCAGACGGTTCTGCAGGTCCCTTCCAGCGACGTGGCTCCGCCGTCCGGCGGTACCACCATCCTGCGAGTGCCGGTCCCCCGGACGGCGCGCATTCAGGAGCGCGGGGGCGCGCTGACGTACACCGAGATCGACGAGGACGAGGTGGAGTTCGACGTCGAGCACGTCTACGACGCCGCGACCGTCAATGAGCACCAGCGCACCCTCGACATCGTGAACTTCGGTCAGCAGGTCACCCGACCGCAGGTGCGCGCCGTAGCCGGTGGTGCCGAGCGGCAGCTAGCCGACGTGATGCAGGGTCTGCCCATCGACCGAGAGGTCGCTCTCGACGGCTCCGACCTCGACAACGAGGTCGCGGACGCCGTGGCCGACCTGGACGAGGCCGAGAACCCGATGGACTCGCGGTTCCTCGCCGTAAGTCCGCAGTTCGCGGCCCGGCTGACCAGCCCCAACGGCGCGTCCCTGACCGACTACCAGGGAGAGGTTGCCACCGAAGCTCTCCGGCGCGGCATCCTCGGTGAATACCGGGGTCTGATCGTCGTCAAGAACCCGCGTCTGACCGGATTCCGGGCGCTGGCGTACCACGAGTCCGCATTCGCGTTCGCCAACCTCACCCCGGCCGACATCCCCGGTACCATCGACTCGGCCACCATGGTCGAGGAGGGTATCGGCATCCGCCACGTCTTCCGGGTGTCCGCCGACCTGGAAACTCAGTCGGTTCTGTCCACGTACGCTGGCGCCAGCCTGGTGGACATCGACCGCGTGGTCACCCTCGGCCAGGACGACGAGAGCTGATCGACTCGGGAGCGCTGAGCGCTCCCGAGTTCAGCGGTTCCTGAAAGAGGGGGTGCCCGATGCCTGACTTTCTGACCATCGACGAATATGAGGCTAGGGCCGGACGCACGTTCACCGGAGTCAAACGCGCGCAGATCGAGGCGTTTCTAACCGACGCGTCAGCGATCGTGCGGCGGGTGGCGCAACCCCACCTAGATGACGCCGACGCTGAAACAGTCCCCCGGCAGATCAAGCCGATCATCTTCAATATGGTGACTCGGGCAACGACTAACCCTCGCGGCCTGAAGTCGGAGCGGATCGGCGACTACGCTTACGACACCCATGGGCCGGGGTCGGTTAGCATCTACACCACGGCTGAAGAGGATCGGCTGATCCTTGAAGCCGTTGACGAGACGATCATCGGTCACATAACGTTGGAAGGCGACATGCCGGAACGTCTGCTTCTGGAAGCGGACATCGCCTTTCCCGTAGATAAAGGAGAATTCGACTAATGCCCATCACGTACCACAATACCAGCACCCGACGGGTGGTGAAGGTCCCCACCCCGCAGGAAGCGGCATCTCGGTCGTCCAGTCCCAAGCGAGCAGAGCGGCGGCAAAAGCGTCTCATCCTCAAGATGGACGAATCCAGCCGGTGGGAGCGCGTCGGAAGTCTTCTCCCTGCCCGACCTCTTCAGGGGTCAGCGCACGCGGGTGAAACGGACAGCGGGTCTCGTCGAGACGGCAAGTCTCCGGCAGCTCGGGCCGATTCTCCTGCCGTTCGAACGGATCAGCCGCCGGTCAGCAGCCCTGAAGTTCAGCCCGACTCCGACCCACCCAAGACCGACGCCGACGAGGGCATCGAGCTGGTCGTCGAGCCGAGCGCTGAAGGACCCAAGATCAGGCGCGTTGTCAAGGAGTCGTAGACCATGTCGGTGGCCCATCTGCTCAACAGAACTGTACAGGTCTGGCGAAAGCAGCGCATAGCCGATGGCGCTGGCGGATGGATCACCGATCGGGTGTTTTCGCACTACCTGGATGTCAGAATGTCGAGAGCGTCGGTGTCCGAACGTACGTTCTCTCGAACTGCTATCGGCCCCATGCAGGCGGCTGCTGAACTTACCCACATCGGCTACGCAGACGAGGGGTCTGACGTCCTGCGCGGGGATGAGTGGCGAGATCCTGACTTTGACGAAAAGTTCAGGATCATGGGATCTCAGCTGTCCACCAACCCTGACGTCTACATCAGGGTTGAATGCGAGCTAGTGCAGTCGGAACCCACCAACGAAGTGGAGTCCTGATGGCTAGGCGGTCGGTTCACATCGAAGGTGCGGATGAACTCAGGCGTGCGCTGCAAGAGCTTCCGGACAAAATGCTGCGCGGAGCAGCTCGGGCGATAGAACAGACCGCCCGAGAAGTTCACGCCGACATGGAGGATTTCGTTCCCGTGGACACGGGCGCTCTTCGGGACTCCATCCGAACAGACATCAGTCGAGACGAACTAACGGCTGAAATCGGCCCGGGGGACGAGATCGACTACGCGTTGGCTGTAGAGTACGGAACCAGCGACACCCCCAGCCAGCCGTACGCCACCCCCGCCGCTGAGTCTGCGCGTCGTCGGTTTCCCCGAGCGGTTAAGGAGCACGTTCGTCGGGAGGTGCTGCCGTGATCAACCCGGTTGCTGACTCGCCGTTGCTGGCCTTGCAGATAGCCTTGTTCGAAACCTTGTCGGCCAACCTCAGTGTTCCGGTATTCGATGAGCCACCGGAAACTGAGCCCAAACCGTACGTGGTTATCGGCGAATGCACCGAGCTACCGGACAACCATCACGGCGGATATGGGTCAGAAACTACGCACACCCTGCATGTGTGGACTGAATCCGAGGGGTTCTCTGAAGCTCTGACTATCGTCAAAGAGATAACCGGGGTGCTCAACCATCAAAACCAAAGATTGTCGGTTGAGGGGCACCACATCGTGTCCATTCGGCTGGACATGACCAGGACGCTTAGGGACCCCAACCCCCGCCTCAGACACGTCCCGGTGCGTTACCGGATCAACACTGAACAAGAGAAGGAAGGTGCTTAGCCATGGCTGGACTTGACGCATTCGGGGTACGCTTCGAGCGTGAGGAGACCATCGACGGCGAAGATTACGTGGCGATCGCCAACATCACCTCGCTGGGTGGTCCGTCCATCACCCGTGAACAGCTGGACGTCACGGCTCACGACTCCCCGGAGCAGTGGGAAGAGATCATCTTCGGCATCAAGCGGACGGGTGAGGTGTCGGCGGACCTGAACTACGATCCGCCCATCCACGACCTGCTGATGACCGACTTCGACACTTCGGAGCCGCGCAACTACCGCATCATCTGGCCCGACCCGGAAGAGACCACCTGGCATTTCAAGGCTGGTCTGGTCTCGTTCGAGCCGGACGCCCCGCACGACGACAAGCTCACCGCTTCCGCCTCGTTCAAGATCTCGGGTAAGCCCGACTTCCTCAACGACGAAAGCTGACCCTGACAGGAGTCACCCCCATGTCCAGCCTCAAGGAACTCATCCGTAACTCGGACGATGGCAAGTACGAGGATGTAGACATCCCCGAGTGGGGAAACGCCAAGTATCGGGTTCGTAGCGTGCCCTCTGACGTCTGGGAGACGTACCAGAACCGCGTCCACAAGTTGCAGATGAGCACCAAGACGGACATGGCCGAGGTGCAGACCAACAGCAACCGGGCAACGCTGGTGGCTCACGCTCTGTACGATCCCGAGACCGACGAGAAGATCTTCACGGACCCGGTAGAGGGCTCCAAGATCCTGAGCAAGAAGAACGCGGGCATTATCGCCGGTCTGTTCGTTCTGATCGGCAAGCTGTCCGACCAGGACAAGACTTTCGGCGATAAGGTCAAGGACGCTGAGGGAAATTCCGACGACGGCCAGAGCTAGCCCTTCAGTACAAACTGGCCGTCGCGTTCCAAATGACTCCTTCTGAGGTGCTTGACAGATTCACCGAGGAAGAGCTAACCTACCTTGTCGCCTATGAGAACATCTTTGGTTCGATCGGTCCTCGCCGATTCGACTATCTGTTTGCCCGGTTGGGCATGGACGTGGTATCCCCGCACCTGAAGCGCGGTAGGAAGTCGTCCATTGAAGACCACATGATCAAGTGGGGTCCGAAGGAGCCCATGACTCCGAGCCAGATGTTGAGGATAGCCAAGGGCGTCCAGTCCGCGTACAACCGGGACGAAGCAACGCAGCGCAAGAGGGAAGCTCGCCGAGTCAGAAAGGAGCGCCAACATGGCAATTCTGGCCGATCTGATGGTTCGTCTCGGACTGGACGCAAGCGACCTGGATCGAGGCGCTCGGCGCGCGGCTGACAACATCGATCGTCAGCTGGGTCGTGTCGAGCGAGCGGGTCAGCGCACGGCCGACGTTGGCAAAAGCATGGCCCTCGGCATCTCGCTTCCGTTGGCCGCTGTAGGCAAGTCTGCCCTAGACACAGCGGCCAACTTCGAAAAGGGCCTTAGCCTGGTCCAGGCCGTTACCGGTGCGTCGTCCGACGAAATGGACAAGATGGCCGACCGCGCGCGCGAGTTGGCCAAGGTTACTCAGTTTAGTGCCACCGAAGCAGCCGACGCCATGGGCTTCCTCGGTATGGCTGGTCTTAGCACTGGTCAGATCATCGAATCTCTGCCCGCCACACTCGACTTGGCCGCTGCCGGTCAGCTAGATCTTGCCGACGCCGCTGACATTGCGTCTAACGTGATGTCCGGTATGGGCATGGAAGCTTCAGAACTTACGCGAATCACCGACGCGATGGCTAAGGGCGCGTCTATCGCCAACACGTCAGTTGCTCAGATGGGTTCCGCGTTTGCTGAGGTTGCGGGTCCGGCCAACCTGGCGGGCTGGTCTGTTGAGCAGGCAGCGCAGGCGGTGGCGGTATTCGGCGACGTCGGTATTCAGGGCGAAAAAGCGGGAACCGCCCTGGCGTCGATCCTCGGCGACATGCAGAACGAGGGGTCTAAGGCTACCAAGGTTTTCGGCAAGTACGGAATCTCGCTGATGGACGCCAACGGCGTTGCCCGAGATTTCACCGACGTAATTACCGATGCCAAAAAAGCGGGTCTAGGCTTCAGTGATATTACTGAAGCGTTCGGTAAGGAACACGGCCGTAAATTTGCTTCGACTCTAGGTTTGTCTGAAGAGCGGCTGGCCGAACTCAAAAAGGAGATGCAGGAAACCACGGGTTCGGCTGCCACTATGGCCGAGGTCATGGGGGATAACCTACGCGGCGATATGGGTCGCCTTAAGTCTGCGTGGGAAGAGTTCCACCTTGTTCTGATGTCCGATTCTGGGGCGCTCGATCACGTACGCGTGCTGGTAACCAAGCTGACTGACGCCATCACCCGCGTGTCGGAAGCTCTAAAGAACGGCGACCCCAAGTTCCTTAAGTACGCTCTAGCGGCCGTAGCGATACTTATCGCTGTCGGCCCGCTTATCTGGCTGCTAGGGTCGTTCATTACGCAACTTACCGTAGTTGCGGCTACGGTGATGACGGTAATCCGAGCGCTGGCTGCGCTCCGATTCGCCATGCTGCTCAACCCCATCTTCTTGGTGGTGGCAGCGTTGGGGGCGCTGGTAGCAGCGTTTGTCTGGGCCATCAAGAATTCCGAGTCGTTCCGTGGCGCTATCGGCGAAGCGGTCGGCAAGCTTAAGGCCATCTTCGGTAAGCTGATAGACCGAGCCAAGGACGTTAAGGAAGCCTTTAGTAAAGACGGTCTGGGTGGAGCGCTGGCCGAAGTCCGCAAGATTTTTAAGGCTGACGGACCTAAGCTCTTGTCCGCGTTGCAGGACATCTTTAGGGATGTCGTTCAGGCTATCGCAGATGCTGCGCCCGACATCATTCGAACAGTCATGCAGATCCGGCAGGCTCTGTTTGAGGCGGCACTTCAGCTATTCGAAGTTTTGGTCAAAGCACTTCCGATCATCATACCACAGTTGATCGAAGCCATCAGCGCGATGATTCAACAGCTGGTCGATGTGCTGATAATGGCGCTTCCGCTGTTGATCGAAGGTGCCGTCCTTCTGCTCGAAGGTCTGCTGACCGCCGTTGCGATAATCCTGCCCTTGTTGGTTGAGGGAATCGTATCGCTTATCAGCGCTGTAATACAAACGCTGACTGAAGCGATGCCGTTCATCGTCGAGTCCGGAACCCAGCTAATAGACGCTTTGCTGGCCGGAATAACCGAGGCTCTGCCGATATTGCTCGAGTTCATTTCGAGCGACGCGTTGCCCACCTTGATCGAGACCATCCTCGAGTTCCTGCCGGTGCTGGTAGAAGCGGGTGTGGAACTGCTACTGGCCTTGCTGGAAGGTCTAATTTCGATCCTGCCCGACATCATCGACTTTGCCGTCGAGGTAGTGGTGTCGTTGGTCGAGACTGCGGTCAGCATGCTGCCTACCATCATAGACACGGGCGTCGAACTGATAGAAGCTTTGCTTGAGGGTCTGGTAGACGCTCTTCCCATGCTAATTCAGTTTGTGTTCGACATGATCCCGACTCTTGTCAAGGTCATAATTAGGCTGCTACCCGTGATTATTTCGGCAGGTGTTAGGATCATCATCGCCCTGGTTAAGGGACTGATCAAGGCTATTCCACTTATCCTGTTGACCATCATTCTTGAGGTCATCCCGGCCATCGTCAGGGGGATAGCAAGCGGGATAGGCAGTTTGGTGTCCGCCGGATGGGACCTGATGAGAGGACTGGCCAGCGGCATCAAGGACGGAGCCAAGAACGTAGTCAAAGACGCTGCTGGGTGGGTAGGTAGGCAGCTAACCAACTGGAAGGGTCCGCGACGCGTTGACCTTCAGTTGCTAGAACCCGCAGGCGACTGGGTTATGGAAGGTTTCGCCAACGGTATCGAAAGAGGTGCTCGAAACATCCGAACCACTCTGCGGAACTTGGGCAACGACGTCCCCAACATGGTGGGAGACGTACGGACTACTACTCGAACCGAGTTCGAGCCTCAGCGGTTGATTGTAGACGTCACCGGCACCGACGTTCGCATGGTTGAGATGTGGCGCCGGATGATGCGGTCTGAAGGTCTCGACGTCCAGGCCACGGTCTAACGGTCAGGAGGTCTCGATGTCCAGGCCACGGTCTAACGGTCAGGAGGAGTCAAAGTGACTGTTGAATTTCCCCTGATAGTTGAGCCCGAAATCCTCGTCGAGGAAGAGTGGCTGAGCATTCGGGAAGATTTGCGCATGACTCACGACGTGCAGATCGAGTATGGCCGACGCGAGGAGGGCGCGTTTGCCGACCCTTCCAAGTGTACTATGGTTATCAACAACCGTGATGGTCTGTACACTCCGACCAATCCGGACTCCCCGCTGTTCGGCAAGATCGGCCGTAACACACCGTTCCGCCTTGCCATCTTCGCAGGAAGTCCGTACGCCCGGTTGCCTGACGACCAAGAGTCGGTGGCTACCACTCCCGACTCGCCGCAGATCAGCGTGACCGGTGACATTGACATCCGCATGGACTTCGCTCTACGCTCTTGGAGCGGTGGGCTAGGAGGTTTTCAAGACTTCGGAGACCTCCTTGAAAAGGGAGAGATCGGCGACAACTCGTTTCAGCTGCGTCAACACCCTAACCGAATCGACTTCAGTTGGTCGGAAGACGGCGCCAGCGTCTTCCAGAACACCGTTAGTTCTCCGGTTTTGCCTTCCGTCAGCGGCAGGCGAATTCGGTTTCGTGTGACACTGCTCACGGACGATCTGACCGGCAACCACGTAGTAACTTTCTACACAGGCGAAACCATCAACGGACCCTGGACTCAACTGGGAGACCCGGAGGTTCGGGCGGGTGTCACGCAGATTCACGACAGTGCTGCCGCCCTGGAGCTTGGCATCACGCAATCCATAAACAACGAGTTTATGGAAGCGTACGGACTGCAGATACATGACGGCATTGACGGCCCTACAGTAGTACAGGCAGACTTTACCGCCCTGGAAATCGGCACCATTTCCTTTACGGATGACGCAGGAGTGCCGTGGACTCTTACCGGCGAGGCGGAGATCACGGATCGTCAGGAGCGATTCGCTGGTGAGATCTCCGAATGGCCGCAGCGTTGGGACCTGTCAGGCAACGATCACTGGGTGCCGATAACCGCCAGCGGCTCCACCCGCCGTATCCGCCAGTCCAGTGCCGTGCTACCTTCGGCTCTCCAGACCCTGACCGAACAGTTCGCCAGCCGCGCCCGGTCGTATTGGCCGCTGACCGAACAAGCGGGCTCAGGGGACGTGGCTGCGCCCAGCATCGGAGACTTCTTTGTAAGGTCTCGGATGACCGACAATGACGGCGTTCGGTACCGAATGGGGTGGGGCCAGGGCGTATTGGGTGCGCATATGGAGAACGTCCTGAACTGCCCCACCGATCTGCTGACGTACGTTTTCGGTAACCTCGATTCACAGGTGTCTGACCGGTGGGACATGGACTACGTGCGTCGGGGGGCTGGCGGCGATGTAACGTTCAGCATCATGGACGTTGGGGCAGGTACCGACGATGACAATCGACGCATCTGGCATCTGATCACTGAAGCCGATACTCGTAACGTTATCTTGCGGGTTGAGCACATCGGCGAAACCACATCCAGCATCTCGTTGCTATCCAGCCAGAACGTGCCTACACTGTTCAACAACGAGTTGCACACAATACGGTTGCGAGTTTCCACCACCTCGTGGACCATCTTTATTGACGGATCTGAGATCGACTCGGATTCGCACGCATTCACCCTTCAACCTGCATTTCGGTTCGTGCTTGAGAACGATGCGCGGGACGGGTTGGACGAACATACACCTATCGCGGTCGGGCATGTCACCGGCTATTTTGTGTTTGATAGTCACCCCACAGCTGAGACCATTTTTAACGCGGCCAACGGCCTTGAGGGCGCTCCGGCGGGTGACAACTTCCATCGGTTGGGGGACGACAACAACACGGACCTGGTGGTTAGTGGTCCCTTCGAAGACACGCAGTTGGCCGGACCGCAGCAACTGGACAGCTTCCTGTCTCTGCTTCGGCACCAGGAACAGCTAGACGGAGGCTTGATATACGACTCCCGTGACGGGCCCGGTCTGGTGTATCGAACCAATCGGTCAAGGTATCTGCAAGACGTCATGCTGACTCTAAATTGGTCAGAGGGCGAACTTGGCAGCGCACCGGCTCCGACCCAGGATGACCAGAAGTTGATCAACGCTGTTATCGCCACCCGCTTCGATGGTGGGCGATCCGAATTTTCACTGGACGAAGGACCGCTGTCGATCAACAACCCGCCCGATGGAGTCGGCCGATACGATACCAGCGTGTCTCTGAACGCCTTCAGAGACGAGGACTTGCCATCGCAGGCAGGGTGGCGGGTTCATCTGGGAACTATCGACGAGCAGCGGTGGCCTTCCGTTCACATAAACATGGCGAACGAACGAGTGCGGTACCTGGCAGATGATGTTCTGGCCCTGGACACCCAAGACCGGATGCATATCGTTAACCCGCCGGAAGGGTATCCTCCCGACGACATCGACCTGATCATTGAGGGGTACACCGAACGAATCAATGCGTTCCGGTGGGATTTTCTGCTAAACTGCTCACCGGCTTCTCCCTGGAACGTCGTAGTTATCGAACCGACTGAAACCGTAACAGACCACTTCGAAGAGGAAGAGCGTAAATTCGAAATCCAGGACGGCGGAGACGCGGCTTGGTTCCGAACCACTGACGAAGCGTTTTCGGGTTCGTGGTCTTTCAGATCGGGTGTGATTACGCACGATGAGCAGTCGGACGCTGTTATTATCGTGCCGGATCGAGCCATCAAGATGACCTTGATGTACCTGGTCAGCTCGGAGGAAGACTTCGATTTCTTCCAGGTACATTTGGACGAAGAGCTAGCACTAGAGGCGTCGGGCGAAGTAGACTGGACTCGAGCCGTCTTTGACGTCTCCGGTGTAACTACGGCTACTCTTAGATATTTCAAGGACTCCAGCGTTAGCGACGGCTCCGACGCCGCGTTCGTGGACGATCTGAGCTTTGAGCTTTTGGATGTTCCGCCGGACAAGCCCAGTCGGCTGGACACTGCGGGCTCCGAACTGTACGACTCCGTAGGGGCTGGCGACGATCAGTTTTTGGTCGAAACGATACAGCCGGAAACCCGCTCATCGCCGTTGTGGATCGTATCGGACGGAATAGACCCGGTAAATCCGGCTGACTTTCCGTTCGACGTTCGCACGGGCGGAGAGACTATGCGAGTCGAGGCCATCGAGCCTACTGAATGGGACAACTTTCGACGAACTGAAACCGACACGTGGGGGGTGGCGAGTTCGGGCACTGCGTGGCTGGAGGTGGGCGGTGACCCGACTGACAGGTCGGTTTCGAGCAACCGGGGCATCGTTACACTACAGGCGTCCTCATCGTCCGTCCGCTTCCAGACGTTGACTGAGGAGTTTCTAACAGACTGTGAAATTTTGGTCAAGATTTCAGTGGACCAGACGGCCACGGGCGCGTCAATGTTGCCCTCGGTTTTGCTACGTCGTACCGGAGTCGGAGCTGAATACTACCGAGCACGTCTGCACTTCGGGGTTGGCGGCCAACTGTTCATGTCGGTCACTTCGGGAACAACAGCAATCGGGTCGTCGCCTTCGGTTCCGTTGACTTACGATCCGGGCGACGAATTCCACTTCAGAGTCAGACTAACCGGCAACCATGTGCTGGCTCGAGCGTGGCAAACCGGACGACCCGGATTTGACGGCGACCAGCTGATGACTGAGCCTCACATCTGGCACATCGATAGAACGGTAAACGTTGACACCGTGGCAGCGGGTGCGGTCGGGATTAGCGCTTCCACTTTCGGCGGTAACACCAACGTCAATCCGCAGCTAAGGTTTTCCGACTTCCAGGTGATTAATCCGCAGCGCTTCGGAGTGGAGCGGGGAATCAACGGCGTCGTCAAGGATCACGATCAGGGGTCCAGCATCAGTCTGAATAGGCCCGGAGTGATTGCACTGTGAGGAGGCTACCGAATGCCTGCGTTTCCTGAATTTCGAGCGGGACTAGTGTGGACGGCCGAAAGAGCCAACGCCCGAAACATCCGTATCATCGAACAAGCTGAGGATCAGGTTGTCTCCGGTACCACGGTGGTAGACACCGACATCGTGATACCGCTCGAGCCGAACGCTGTTTACTGGCATCACCTGTTTATCTCGTACAGTGCGGTGTCCGGATCTAACTCCGCCTTGGCAGCTAACTGGCTTGTGCCCTCCGGTACCGTTGTCAACAGGTTTACCAGCTCGTACGTAGCGTCCCCCGGTACCGGTCTGAACACCGGGTCACTAATCATCAAGCGACGCCCTGCCAACACGACGTTCCAGATTATTGGCGGCTCCGACGCCAGTACCGCCGGTAACTTTCACAACGCCAGCGATGAAGGCACTATCACCACGGGCGCCGCTGGCGGCGACCTGTTCTGGCGTGTTCGAGTCTCCGGCACCGCTACTGACGATGTAATCCTCAGGGGTGGTCCTGGACAGACCCGTATCCTGTTTGCTAGGATTCTGTAGTGGACCCATACCAGGAGCGCTATCTGGCTCATCAGCGACGCAAGCGAGACGTCTTGATGGGCTTGATCGAAGAGCGCCACTCTGCCCGCGTGTTTTCTGATGACCCGATTCCGGATGACTCGCTTGACGACGTTCTGAAAGCGGCAGGTCGGGCTCCGTCCAGTTGCGACAGACGTGGCGTCAGCGTCAAAGTTGTAACTGGACGGGATGAAAGAGCGCTGCTGGGTGGGTTGCTAGTGGGCGGTGTGGGCTGGATTCATCGAGCACCGGCTGTACTCCTGCTGATGGGCGATCCTCGGGCATACAAGGCAGGCAACGAGATTTCGTACATGCCGTATCTGGACGCCGGAGCGGCACTAGGGCAAATGTACCTTGCGGCTACCGCCGCTGGTCTGCGCGCGTGCTTTGTAAACCCCAACATTCGGGAAGGCAACCTAGAACACTTCCACGACGTTTTTGGCAACGGTGTTTACTGTGGGGCGCTGGCGTTGGGGCTACCCCGTGATGATTCGGCTCCGGAGTGGGTGTGGGAAACGTCGTGAACAGAAACAAGCTGGTAGCTGTGTTCGGCTGGCGCTGGGAACCCCAGTGGCTGGTTGACGATTTCATCAAAAATATTGAGCCGATAGTCGACGACTTCCACGTCATCGACAACCGTAAGCAGCGCGGAGACTGGCAAGATGAAGGCGCCTACCGGCGCAAGCAACGAGCTTTTGCTCGAAAGATGGGGGGTCGATGGTTCCTGCTATCGTCCCCTGACGAGCGATTCGAGGACCGAGCAGCCGACGTCATCCGTGACGCCGTTAACACCGGCCCCAAGGCTCCTAGGGCAGTCCGTATTTGCGAGATGTGGACCATGGCGCAATTCCGCATCGACGGCCAGTTCAAGTACCGGCCCCGGTTTCGGCTGTTTCCTGTGGCTGACATGTTCGGTCGCGTCGGACACCGCCGTATCCACTCTCGGATAATCAACAACGGAGCTAGGAAGCGCCGAAAGCTGCACCCGCATCTTGACGTGCGGATATACCACCTGAAGAACTCGGTACCGGAAAATCGCCAGCGCCGTACTGCCGTGATGAAGCGGCTCGATCAGGAGATCGGCAAAAGCCGCGAATCCTCGTGGGACGACTTTCTTGACGAAAAGAACGTTGTCCTACAAGACGTTCCGGACGATCGTTCGTTCTCGCCTCCTTACACCCGCCCATACCTGTGGACCCCGGAGACCTAAACGGCCATGGCTGCCCCTCTGCACTTTGCGATGAACGACACCTCGTGGGACTCTTCGGGTCTGATCCTGGGTGGTCAAGGCGATCTGTACTACCGGCCGGTGTGGGAAGCCCTTGATGCGTTGGGGTACCCGTATACCGTCGATCGACAGCCCAGGAGCCACGCTGTCAACGTGTATCTGTGCAATCGCGACCGATATCAGCGGGTGGCTGCGCGGCAGGAGGTGGCGTCGGTGCACACTAGTCACGGCATAGCTGACAAACGGTACCGAGACAACGTCAAGACCAGCACTTTTACCCACATGGTCGTGCCGGGACCTGCGTTCACTCGGAAGATCGAGGCTAGCGGCGGCAGGCGGGTAACACGCTGGCGAAACCGTTTCGCAGATTCCCTCACCTTCAGGGGCCGTCGCATTGTGGAGCTAGGATATCCCAAGCTTGATCCCGTGTTCAACGATCAAATCGACGGCACAGACGTGTGGTCGATGGACGGCCGTACTCGCGTTCTGTACGCCCCTACTCATGGTGGCGGCAGTGAAGCACACCGGTACGGGAATCGACGAGCGCCCGGAGCCCGCGCCACTTCCTGGTGGAACCGAGACCTGATTCTGTCGGCGTTCGATTCTGACGAGTTCGAAGTGGTGTTGGCTCCGCACCCCCGCCACTCCCCCGGCCACTGCGGTACGCTGTCTCAGTACGTCGAAGCGCAGGTGGTGATTCCGGACGGCGGATCGTCCATCCATGAAGCGCTGGTGCTGGGTAAGCCCATCGTTTTGCCTTCATGGATGACCCGTCAGCGAAATATTCAGCGAGGAGCCAGCTGCCGCGCCGGAACCCTCGAGCAGGAGGTCTACACTCTGCCGGTAGGGTTGCATGCCAGCTCGCTGGAGGAACTCCCCGTACTGGTACGTCAAGCCGTTGCCGATGGTCTGTCGGAAACCGACCTCCGGTATGCCGAGTCCATCATTCCTTCGCCTCTACGCGGCTGCGGCGGCAAATCCTGGGCGGATTTCCTGGTGTCGCTGGCGGACGGCACGTACGGTTCTCCGGTGATGCCGCCGCGAAGGACTCGACCCGCTCAGCCCTCCGCCAGGACTTTTCAGGCCAACAAAAAGAAGACTCGATCGGAGTCTTAACAAAGATAGGCGGTACGACCATGGCCAAGCCCATGCCCAGCGGTGATTTCGTTAGAATCCTTCGACAGGAGGGTGTGTCGGTAGTCGAAGTAGGGGCTTGGCGAACCCACAACCGCGACCGAATCGGTGCGTGGGGTCCGGTCAACGGCGTGATGATCCATCACACAGTCACCCGAGGAACTCAGAGAACCGTGGAGATCTGTCGCGACGGATACGCGGGTCTACCGGGCCCGCTGTGTCACGGTGTGATCGCCAAGGATGGCACAGTTCATCTGATCGGTTATGGCCGAACCAACCACGCGGGCTCCGGTGACAAGACGGTTTTGGCCGCTGTCATGCGAGAAAGCGCCACCCGCCCTCGACCCACGTCCAACAATACGGACGGCAACGCCCGGTTCTACGGGTTCGAGTGCGAGAACATGGGCGATGGCAAGGACCCCTGGCCTGACGAGCAGCTTGACGCAATCGAACGCGTGTCGGCTGCGGTATGTCGGTTCCACAAGTGGAACGAACAGTCAGTGATCGGTCACCTCGAGTGGCGGTCTGGCAAAATCGACCCGCGCGGATTCACCATGAACTTGATGCGAACCCGCATCGCGGCTCGGCTTGCTGGAGGCAACACTTACACTGTGGTCCGGGGGGACACTCTGACCGCTATCGCCGAACGTTTCAAGACCACCGTGAACGATCTGGTCAAGGTCAACAAGTTGACCAACCCTGACTTGATCATTCCCGGTCAGCCCCTGGAGATCCCTCGTTCAACGGTCACCGCTCCGCCTGCTGCATCCAAACCGAAGATCCCTGCGTTCCCCGGGCGTCAGTTCTTCGTGCTGGGCGCCAACAACGCGCACGCTCGGCGGCTGCAGGAATGGCTGCACAAGGGTAACTGGGGACCGCGATACAAGGTCGGCCCGTCCACCCGAATGAACCCCATCGACATGCAGAAGGTGGCAGCACTTCAGCGTCACTACCTGCGCGATCTCGGACCGGCGGACGGTCTCACCGGACCCAAGACCTGGCAGTACGCGTTCGAGGTGGCCAGCGGCCTGCGCAAGAAGTGACCGCAGAAAGTTCTACTTGAGGCTGGAGACTGCATATGGCGTTACCCCCACGGCGCGTGGTTACTGGCAAGTACACGCATCCCGTTACCGGTCTGCCGCGCACCGGCAGTGTGATATTCAGTCCCAGTCCATCCGTCTGGACGGACGAAGACGGCAACCAGATCATGGTGGGCCGACAAGAAATCGACCTCAACGAAAATGGGGAGTTCAGCCAGTCGTTGGTACGAACAGACGCTCCGGATGTGCTGCCGGTCCAGGGTAAGCTGTGGCGATTCACTGAGCGAATCAGAAACGCGCCTCCGCGCACCGCGTACTTTGAAGTGACGGACGGCGCGGGTTCGATCGACATTACGGACCTTATCGCGGTGGCACCCGGCGAAACTGTTCCGGACAACGCGGCAGGTGGCGACCTAACCGGAACTTACCCGAATCCGTCGTTGGCGGATACCGACCTTGCCCGAGAGCACCTGGGCTTGGGAGACAGCGCTGTTCGAGACGTAGGCTCAACTGCTGGCACCGTGGCCGCTGGCGATGACCCTCGACTGGATCTGAACACGGACGCGGTTCAGCGTCCGGGCGACACGATGACCGGCGCGCTTCAGATCGTGCACAATGGCTTCGATATGGAAGTAGCACGGGACCTGTCGGTTGCATCGTCAACCGGGGTCGTATACACCACGGGTCCGATTACGTTGGATACCCCAACATCGGTGAACATTCCGGTGGGGGTGGCGGTATTCACCGATCACACGTCAACTGTGCAGGGCTTCTCTGTAGTTGAATACGGGCCAACCACAGTTGCACTGGACGACCTGACCGACCCGCTCACGTACTTCATGGTTAACGACGTAGGCGCGATCGTACAGAACGACGGCGTTCCGACCCGAGCACAGCGGCGACAGTTCGCAATCCTCGGACGTGTGGTGGTGCTGTCGAACGAAATTGTAAGCGTTCAGGACTCGCCGGTCCTAGCCACCCACCCGGTATCGTTCACTCAAGACCTGCTGCTGTCTCTCGGAGACATTCGAGTTGACGGCATTCAGGCAGCGGCCATTGAAAGTTCGTTGACGTTCAGCTTGACGTCAGGTAATATCTTCAATCCCGGAGCTAACTACCAGAACAACCCCGACGACCCCAACGTGTCGCCGTTCAACGCACAGTCGCCTGCCGAGTTCCGGTATGTCACACAGACCCAGGTGATTGGCGCCAGCACTCGAACCACGGTGGACCCGACAATTTACGACGTGGACGGCACCGTAACCGCGCTACCGGGGTCTTCGAGCTTGACCACAGTCCAACGGATTCACTGCTTCCCGACTCAAAACATCTTCATCCAGCTGGGGCAGTTTCTGTACGACAACCTGGATGAAGCACTCAGCGCGTTGGCACTCGGCGAAACGCAGCCGTTTGTTACGCACCCCGATCTGATCGGGGGCGGTGTTCGGACGGCATTTCTCGTCATGGAGCGACAGACAACTAACTTGGCCAATACAATCACGGCACGAGTGGTCCGAGCTACTCAGTTCGGCAACCCTGGTGGCCTGTAGCCCAACCCTAATGTCCACACTAGCGCTCTAGACAAGTTCCGTGGTACAATGGGAGTATGAACAAGAGCACGGGACGCGCCGTGACACTGGACGACTTTGCTGATCGGGTTGAGTGCCACTTTACCACGGCCTCTCGTCTCCGTTCTGGTGAACGTCTCCCAGGTCGCAGGCTGCTAGGACGCATCGTAAAGGAATACGATCTGGACCACGAGGGGGCGCTTGACGCCTTCACCAAGGGTCCGGACGCTTTCGGAGACTTCCTTCGACAGCACGTGTTCCACCCCGACATCGACGACGAGACAGGAGATCAGGAACTTGACCCCGCGTCAGAGAATTGAGGTCATTCGAACTCAGCTGGAATCACTGATCGAACGCCTGAACTCCAGCGAGTTCGAAGTGGTTCACGCGGGGAGGTGGCGTCATCGCGCCAGCGGGCACGACATCGAAACCGGGTACGTACACGGTGAAGGCACCATCCGGGTTTACCTCAACGGTGGTCGCCGGATTTCCAATGTGATCACGCTGACCGGTAAGCCAGACAGCATGGACGAGTTCAACCGGCAGTTCCCCGTTCCGACAGACGGCTGACACCCTCGGGCCGGTAGTCCCGCAAAGAACGAAATGGGACTACCGGCCTTTGTCTGTATCCGGTACTTGCGTCATTGGCAAGCCAGATGTTAGAATGGTGAAACACCAAGACAACACGAGGGGCCAAGATGAGCAAGAAGCGCAACTACACCAGGGAACTGCTGAAGGCGCGTCAGAGCGGCAAGGTCGTCGTGTGCTCGTGGCAGCCGTTCGAAAACCGCAAGATGCTGCTCAAGCCGCGCAGCGCGTTCGACCCGATGCCCTGGGTGGTTGACGGCATCGCGGGGGAGTGGCGCTATTCCGGTCGCGATTGCCACGCGATCAACCCTGACAAGGTGGTGACCGGCTGATGGCGCGCGTCAAGTCCATCAAGCTCAACAGCGACGGAGATCCGCGTAAGGTCTGTTTGGTTCTGACAGCCGAGGAGGCTCTGTTCTTGACCCGGTTGTCCGGCGCGCAGTTCGGCGCCACAGCCAACGAGGTGCTGACCAACGGGGGCGAGATCAACGAGGAAGTTTACGACTGTCTGACGGGTAACCTCTGGAACCGCTTCTACTCCGGCGGAGCGGACGAGGCCGCGCAGCAGCACGAGGAGCGATCAAAATGAGTGACGAAGTTATCAAGCTAACCGCAGACGTGGTGGCCGTGGCTGAAGGCAAGGTCCTGCTGATCAAGCGCGGGTGGGACCCGTTCAAGGGCTGTTGGGCCCTGCCGGGCGGACACGTCGACGAGGGTGAAACAGCACGGGACGCTGCCCGGCGCGAACTGGATGAAGAGACCGGCGTGATCATGCACTCGGACTTTATCGAAATCGGCGCGTTCCATGAGCCTGGCCGCGATCCTCGAGGTCGATACGTTACGGTGGCCTATCGGGCCGACCTCGAGTGGGGCGTAATCCCGTTCGCGGGTGACGATGCGGTCGAGGCCAGGTGGTGGCCTCTGGACGCCCTGCCGCCCCTGGCGTTCGACCACGCCGACATCATTGCTGCTGCTGTCAGGTGATCAGACCTCGACCCCTGCCTTTTGCGGCAGGGGTCGAGGTGTACTTGCGCCATTAGCAAGTCGTATGTTAGAATGGTGGTACATCAACCGAAGGGACACTCCAATGGCCACCATCGCGGCAGTTGCCAGCAAGACCGGTCTCGAATTCCAGATCGAGATGATCGAAGAGGCGTTCATCGCGCACAACGAGGAGTGCTGCTCCGCCGACAGCCCCTGCGGGCTCCGGGTCGGGCTGGCCAAGGTTCTGTCCGGTTACGAAGCGCAGCTGAACAGCCTGATCGGCGAGGGTGCCCAGGGAACTACCGTGGAGACCGACCGCCGGGCGAACGGCAGCGGGTCCAACACCAGCACCGGCCGCACGCTGCGCGACCCCGCCACGGAAAAGCAGTTGGCGTTCATCAAGTCGCTGACCGCGAACGCCGACCGTGACACCCTCAGCCCGAACGTCCGTAAGCACCTGGACACGCTGGCCAAGGGCGGACAGATCAGCCGCACCATCGCATCCAAGGTCATTGAGGCCATGAAGTCGGTTAGCACCCCGGCAGCGGGCGGCGTCCGGCCTGCCAGCGACAAGCAGCGCACTTACCTTCGGTCGCTGATCGAGCGCAAGGGTCACAAGCAGATCGACATGGACGGGCTGTCAGCCAAGGAGGCCAGCGAGCTGATCGACGTCCTTCGCACCCGGCCGGACGCCGTTGACGCTCCGGCGCTGGAGGACGGGATGTACCGCCGAAATGGCCAGATCTACAAGGTTCAGCACGCGGTTCACGGCTCCGGCCGTCAGTACGCCAAGGTTCTGGCTGACAACGGCGACGGATCGTTCTCGTTCCAGTTCGAGTCTGGCGCCATCGCCCGGCTGCGGGCAGAGCACCGGCTGAGCCTGGAGGAGGCGCAGGAGTTCGGCAAGATTTACGGGGTGTGCTGCGTGTGCAGCCGCACTCTTACCGACGAGCGTTCGATTGACGCGGGCATCGGCCCCGTGTGCGGAGGGCGAGTGTGACACACAGAGAAGCAACCCGCGAAGGGCTGGCCTGGAGAAAGCTTCAGGAACCAGCCCTTCGCGGCGTATACGAGCACAGGGAGTCATGGACCAAGCGCAACCGTCGCAGGCGCAACTTTGTTAGGCGTATCAATCGAACTCCGGGCGGCTGCTGGATCTGGACCGGCGCCACCCGCCGCGCACCTAAAGGCGGAACGCTGCACCCGATATACCACGTCAAGAAGCCTATGCAGCGAAGCGGCGCCGCGCACATGGCGTTTAGCTGGATGGTATCCGAATGGTTCGGCGGAAGCCGACCCAGACAGACGGCCCCCAAGTGCGGCAACAGCCTATGCATTAACCCGTACCATCGAACCAACTCAGCTCGCAGCAGGTCCCGCAAATTTACTGACCAGCAGATACTTGCAATATACAATCGGCGCGAGTCGGGCAAGGTCACCGCAGTAGCCAAAGAGCTTGGAATTTCGATATCCACGGTGTCCGAGATTTGGCGGGGTAAGCGATGGGCTAACGTTACGGGTCATCGGTCATGACTTGCTCTGGCGGCAACTGCCTGGTAGACTAGGTACACAACACCGGCACCACCAGGAGGTAAGCCCAGTGGCGATCAGTGAAGCCGCCAAGAAAACGTTCGGTTGGTCCAAGGATCTCAAGCACGCTCCGCAGTCGCCCGAGACCACGACCGGCAACCAGTTCAAGTGCGCGTGCCGATGCGGTTACGAAGGCAAGGCAACCTCGACACCTTCTCACGCTTACAACTCGACCAAGGTGCACGCCGAGAACGCCAACGCCCGAGACATCGGCCAGGAGCCCCCGCACCCGAGTGCCCCGTCCCGGGCCCCGGAGGGGTCTCCCGTGGCCTCTCGTACCCGCCCGGCTGCTGGCGCCCGCACCCCCTGCGGCTGTGGCTGCGGAGACCCCTCCGGTGGCCTCTTCCGTCCCGGCCACGACAGCAAGCTTCTGAGCCGTCTTCAGAAGGACATTGCCGCCGGTCCGCTGACGCTCGATGACGCACTACAGCAGATGACCGACATCGGCGCGTCCGACAAGCTGAAGGCTAAGCTGCGGCAGCGGGTGGCGAAGTGACCAGCGACATTATCATCAGCTTCTCTCAGCTCGACGCGTTCAAACAGTGCCCGCACAAAGAGCAGTTGGCCTATCGCGACCGGTGGACTACGGCCAAGGACGAAACCACGGCTGCCGGTCGCGGCACTATGTGGCATAAGATCCTTGACGCGCACTACTCTGCCATCAAGGCGGACGAGGATCACGAGGCCGCAACCAAGGCCAAGTTCACCGAGTTCCGGCGCGCGGGCAAGGACCCTGACACGCTGGATCTGCTCGAGTGGATGTACACTGGATACCTCGAACGTTACGGGCGCGACGAAGAGTGGCAGATTCTGGCGATCGAGCACCGGGCACAGGTGGCGCTAAGGTATCCCAGCGGTCGGCGGTCCAGGTTCATCCTCAAGATGATCATCGATCTGGTCGTCCGCGATCGCAACACCAACATGATCTGGCTGGTCGATCACAAGTCTCACGCGGTCATTCCGCGCGACAAGGAACTCGACCTCGACGATCAGTTCGGACTGTACACATGGGGTCTCCGGCAGCTCGGAAAGAAGCCGTTTGGATCGGTGTACAGCACCGCACGCACCAAGCGCAACAAGGTCAAGCCGCAGACGCTCGATGAGCGATTCGACCGGCATCTGATGACTCGCACTGACCACGAACTCGACACCATCGCGGCGGAAGCTCTTGCCACAGCCCGCACGATGTTCGGCCCGCATAACTACGGTGAGCGACACACCAACAGCGACACATGCCGGTGGCGTTGCGACTTTACCGAAGCGTGTCTCATCGGCCGGAAACAGGGACCCGAGCGCGAACGTCGTTTTCTGCTCGACGTCGGCTTTAAGCAGGACTACACCCGTCATTGAGGAGCACAATTATGGACCAAATCGCAGACGCCATGACCAAGCTCGGTCGAATCGCTGAGCTGGCGCAGCAGCTGATGTACGCGCTGCCGTCCGAACTTCCGGAACTGGAGGAGATCCGAGAACTATCCGACCCCGACTACGCCGCAGAGAAGGCCAACCGTGACGACTGACCCGCGCGTCGAGTACCGCGCCGAACACAGCGGCGGTTTTACCCGCGTCTACCGTTACGAGGACGGCAGGCAGGTGGGTTCCCCGGTCGTCTGCTCTAGTAGCCGACGCACAGCCGAGCAGGTGGCGCGTGAACTCAACGTCGCTGTTGCAACCGGCGTCCGGCTAGCGTCGGACCACCTTGACCGTGACGCCGTAGTCAACGCGATCAAGCGGTTCGACTACGACGACTACGGAATGGATGGCGTGTCATATGCGCTGGAGGACGATCCGGATGCGCAGGAGTGGGTCGGCGATCTTGCAAACGCTGTTATCCGGGCACTCGGGGGTACTTGACAGAGGAGCAAGGCGCATGGTAGGATAGGACTTGTCCGGCAGTTCCTCCTCGGACCGGCTCAGCCCCTGCGGTCCCCTCCCAGGGGCTGAGCCTCAAAACCCAACACCAATTCCAACAAGGAGCGTCCACCATGGCTAAGGCCACCATCAAGGAGCTGAAGGGTTACTTCGAGGCCGACGGCGGTCCGAAGGTTTCCATGCAGGAGCTGAAGGAGCTGAAGCAGTCCAACGACGGCCAGGACTACAACCAGATCGCTGAGGGCATCGGCGACGGCACCGAGACCTACTGACCACCCGAATGGGCGACGCCGCTGTTTGTCCCTTGCAGCGGCGCCTGCACCGGCTATGGTAACCACCGGTCGCCCACAACGGTTCTGCGGCAGGGGCTGTGCTTTCAACGCTGCACAGCTTAAATAACCCGGCTTAGTAGGGTGCCCTGCCGCCCAGGGCGTGAAAGGTACACTCGGTGCGAGATCCAGCATGGGGCCGAGGCGGGTTCGAATCCCGACACGTCCACGACGACCCAACGGTGTGCACGCCGGGGCGCCAGCAACATCCCCGACACTCAGGGTCCCTGTCGGGACGGGCACGGTTATTCTCCAATCAGAGGGCCAGACGTGGCACCGGTTGGCGGATAGCGGTAGGCGAGAGGTCACGGGCGCATCGCGTCTGACCGAGTGGGTTCAAATCCCGCCGTGCCCACTGTCGTCGGGAGTCGCGACCCGAACGACTGGCAAGCGGAAGGTCGCTCCTTCCGTGGTCGCAGGTTCGCCGAGGTTTCCTCGACTGGTTCTATTCCAGTGACCACGCGCTGCCGGAGCCGTACGGCGACCGGTTCGCAGACAGGAGACACAACACATGACACTTCCCACACTCGACGAAACTGAAGAGTTCGTCAACGCTATGTATTACGGGGAGTC